AGTCCAAAGCCATAAAATCCAAGTCCTGGCAGAAATTTGAAATGGACAAAGTATTGGATCTTATTTTTCTTTAGATCATCGGGCGCATAGTTTCTCCGTATAGAGAGAACTAATCGGCTACCTTCTTCTACAGTTACTATGTAGGGTAATTTTATTCCCGTTGGTTCACCGTCTTGACCAACTTCTTCAAAACCTTCTAAGTCTAAATTTACATGACACTCGAGTAGAGTATACATTGATTCTTGTTTACCAACTTTTTTAGTGCCATCTAACTCTCGTTCTTTTTTCTCAACGTCATTTTTTTCCACAGTGCCTGGTGGCGATAATTCTATATCTCTGTAGAAACCATTTACTTGTTGTTTTCGTAATTCGTTTTCTGACATTTTTACAACGTGTATGACAGACTCTGCATCATCTAAACTAGTTGCTGTGTATGGCACAACTAATTCATCTGCAGGTACAAATTTAGATACAACTCTACCTAGTGGCACATCGTAATAAACTTTTTTAAATGTAGAACCTGCAAGTGGTAAATGAAATAACATAGAATCAAACTCTTCTTCGTATTCTTTCATTTGATCCATAATTAAATAATTCATATAATCTTTTACACGACCAGCCTGTAGTTCTACGGCTGGAGAGCTAACTCCAACTATTTGTGTTCTGACTGGTCCGTCAGCTGGTAGTAATTCTTTATATGCTTGTGCTTGAAACTGTGTAACAGCTTCTGCTAATACTGGGTGTGTTGCACCACTAGCTCCTTGAAATGGTTCTGTTCTGTTTTCATATTTGAATCCTAAAAGATCTAAACCTGATGTATAAGATTGTTCCCAATCTTTTCTTGATGATTTGTAGTCCATGTAGTTTTGCACCATGTCATTACCCACTGGATCTAAAACATCGTCTGGTAAAATATCTGCTAAGTTGTCAAAATGATTTTCTGTTCCAGGTATATTGATTGCACCTGGTTCAAAGTCTATAGTCGCTCCACCGTCTTCTTCAGGTATAACTTCTACGGGACCTTTCTCTACAATTTCTTCTTGAACGTCAACTTCCTCCTCGCCTGGTACTTTGACCTCGGTACGAGTGTTAGGGAGTTCTTTATCTATTTCTGCCATTTAATACTCCTATATTTTCTTAGCACGTTTTAGCAGTCCTGACAACCCTTGTGAATCTGGGTTCATGGATTTTAACATAGCACCTGATGGATCACCCGCTTGTTTTGCAATACCACCTCCTGCAAAATTTAATGCAGTGGGTAATAGTTTTAAAATCTCATCTCTTCTTTCTTCCTTTGCTATGTCTCCTTCACCAATTTTACCATAAATATTTTGGTCTACAGAACCTAATTGTTGTAATCTTGCTAGATCAATTGCTTTTGACATGAGGTCTGCACCTTCAGTCATTCCTGATTGCATTCTTTTAGCAAAGTCTAGGTTTTGAACTCTTGTTTGAAAAGATTGATCAGCTGCTTCTTTTGCTGCAATTGCAGCTGCTAGATCAGCCTCTCTAGTTTCTTTTTCTTTTCCTGTTGGAGGTTTTACAAATCTGGTAAATTGTTTTCCTAAAACAGATGGAGGACCATCCTTAATAATGTCTTGAACAGGAGACCCTTTTACACGTAGTTGTGCCTTATCAACATCTATTTGTGCTTGTCCTAGTGCATCAGCTTCTCTAACGTAAGATCTAAAATTATTTATTACTTGTTTTTGTTGAGAGTTAAATCTTAACTTATCTAATCTTTCATCAAACGTTCCGCCTGCAGACATAAAATCATTATTAAATTTATAATCATCACCTAACATTAAATTAAACACACTATCACCCATTGCCTCTTTTAATGTTTTACCTTGAGATAACATATCATAACCAACTATGCCTCCCTCTGTTAAAGTGGTAAAGGCTATAGCTGCAGGACCTAGTAAGCCTCTAAGTGCAAATGCATTTTTTAAACCTTGTCCTGCTTTTAATATACCTCGTGCAAGAACCTGATCTTGAGGAGATGCCTTGCCTGCTTTTTTTAAAATAGATTCTAATTTTTCTCTGCCTTGAATTACGCACGCACTACCTTGATTAAATTTAACTCTACCACCAAGAGCAAACTTAACAGTGGGACAACCTAGTTTTCCTAAGTCTTGTGCCATCTGACTTTTTAATTTTCCTAAGTCTTGTGTCATCTCACTTTTTAAAATAGCTGCTGCTTCTGTTGAAGCTCCTCTTGTTATGTCTCCCGCATCTCTAGCAACAGAAACATCTTTTATAGCTGATCTATAATCTCTAAGTTCATTTTTACTTAATGATACAATATTTTTATTTAGAATAGTTTTATCTACATTAGCGAGAGTCCATTTTGTATAGTCTCCACCTAAAGTTCCAATTTGACGTACTACTGGTTGACCACGCTCCATTAATAGTCTTCCTTGATCATCAAGAATAATATCAAGCTTTTTAAAATTTAATAAACCTTCGTGTTTAGGATATCTTTTGTAATGATTTTTAATTACCTCTTCAGCTTGTTTATTTATATTTTTTAATTCTATATCTAAATTTTTTACATTCACTGCTCTATCAGCGTCAACACCAGGTCTAATTTCAAATAATATCCTTCTTCTTTGTCTAACTAATTCTCTTAATTGTTTATTTGCATCTTGTATTTGAGAATTTACTTCTTGAGGTATTACAGTAAAATCCTGTGCTTTTGCTTGTATGTTATCACCTATTGGAAATAAATGATGGTTTGGGTTTAGTGTAGTTCCACTAATTCGTTTACCACCTTGAGATAAAATTTTTTCTTCCTCTGTTAAAACTTTACCAGCATCTTTTTCTGCTTTAGTTAACGGTTTAAAATCTTGATCTAATATTTTTTTATAGTTACTAATAAATGTTCTAGTAGACTCTGGTTTATATCCTGCGGGTTTTAAAAATTTATCGTATATTTCTTTATCACTTAAAACACCTAGGTCTTTTGCTTTACCAGACGTTCTAGCAACTGAGTATCTTTTTTTTAATTCATTTTCAAATTCGTTTTGAATATTCTCATCAGCAAAAATAAGTTTACCTTTAAACAATTTTGCTTTTTTCTTATCTTGTATAAGTTTATTTCTTATATCTTCCTCTGTTACCTCTGGTTTATCTGTTTGAGCTATTGTTTTAGCTCTATCTTTAGAACCTAAACTTCTAGCTTCAAACTGAGTAGGCTGTCTATTATTTTCTTTTATAAAGTTTTGATATTTCAAAATACGTCTTCTAAAATTACCGACTTCTCTCTTAGGATCATTTTTTTCTGTTGGAAGATCTTTAAAATTTAAACCAAACCTTTCTTGTGAAAGTTTGTTTAAAAGTTTTCTTCCAAATATTTTTGTAAAATCTGTTCCATCAGCAAAACCAATTCGTCCACCATCGTTAAACTCTTTTCTAAAACCAATACCAAAAGCTTTTTGATCACCAGATATTCCTCCACCCATGGATAACTGACCACCACCTACATCAAATGCACCACCAATATTTAAACCACTAACGCCTGGATTCATTCCAAGAGTTATGTTTTTTGTTAGTGGAACATCTATTTGATCGATTGGCACCGCTCTTTTCATAACCTCTTTTCCAAATTCTATGGGATCATTAGTTTCAAAATAATCACGCATACGTTTTTTATCTTCACTAGGTCTAGTGAGATAGTTCATCATCTGTCCGTGTTTAAAAGGATCTGCCATTACTCTCCTAACATTCTAGCGATACCGCCTGATGCAAAATCAGCATCTACATCTTCACTTAAATATCTTTCGTAAGGACCATATTTTGTTTCTAAATATTCTGCTTGCTCTACTTGATCTTCGTTTATTGATTTAACTTTATCTTTTTTCTTTTTGCTATTTACAAATTCACTCATGGTTTGTTTTTTACCAGTTGCAACTTGTTTTAATTTTGATGTATCAGATTGTAAGTCGTCAACGTTTTTAACTAAATTTTCACCATCAAATTCTAGGTCTGCATCTTCAGGTCCACCAACAGCTCTAGGTTCTTTTTCTACAGCATAAAATTCATCAGGCATCATACCTTCTTCCTCTGGTCTACCTTTTTTAAACACAAGTTCTACTGTGTCTTCACCCATGTTATTTGGTGAATTATACTCAACTCTAATTAGACCTTCATCTAAATCTTGTGTAACTTTAACATCATCAAGATTATCTATGTCTAATTTGTGAACAATCTCTCTTTCCTTGGTTGCAAAGTTTTTAGTAACATCATCACCTTCTCGTATAACTTTGTTAACTAGTGTATCAAACCATTCTGGTTTGCCTGCAACGCTAGGTGTTTTGATAACTTGTTTAACAGCTTCTTTACCCGCAGTCTTACCACCTAAACTAACTAACCCTGATTTAGCAGCAGCTCCCGTTATTCCTAAACCAGCCATTAATTGTAAAAATTGTCTTTTGGACATACCTTTTTTAAAACCAATACGTCCACCACTTGCTTTTTTTTCTGGCTCTTTTTCTTTAAGTTTTTCATTCTCTGCTTGTAATCTTTTTTTAACAGCTCTGTTTATAAAAGCTCCAGTTGTTGCAGGTATACCAACTTCTGCAATTGGAAGATCAGTAAATTTTCCTGTTTCATTTGCTTTTAGTGTTTTGTCTTTAATATTTTTTAAATAATCTCTGTAAGCTTGAACTGGATTTTTTTTATTTAAAAATTCAAAAAAACTTTTAATAGGATTTTTAATCGGGCCGCCACCAATTCTATAACCAATACGTCCACCATTTGCATTACCATCTCTAGGATTTTTTAAAACAAAATCTAAATCATCTAAAAATTGTTTTCTTTGTGAGTCAGATAGGTCCGTGTATATTTCTCTGTTAATAATTCTTTTAGCTAAATCTTGATTAAACTCTGGACTATTTTTACCAATGTTTAATCTAAAACTAGTTTTTTCACTTCTAAATTCTTTGTCTGATAAACCTTTAGCAATTTCATCTTCTGTCTCAAACGCTTGACCACCCATAATATTTTTTTCGGGGTTTGGTATTTTTTTACCTTCAAGATCAAAAACCTCTGCACGTTTGTCAAACTTACTGCCTTTCAACATACCACCAAATTGTTTATCGAAGGCTTTATCTTGCATTTGTTTTACAATATTTAAAGCACCAATTAATTCTGACTCGCTATTTATCAAACGAGGGTCTATACCAAATTCTGTTAATCTTTCTGCCATGGCAGCAGTCGAAAAATCTACTGACTTTCTGTTAGCAATAGTGCCACCTTTTTCGTAAAGTTTTTTCGCTACATAATTTCTTAAAATTTTAGTCGACATTAATAATAGTTCCTTTTACGAGTCTCTGCCTTTTCATCTACGTAATCTTCAGGGTGATCGATCAGACCGCCCTGTCTGAATCGCATTATGGCTTGGGTCGTAGAGTCCACCAAGTCATCATGATCACCATATGGGAATGCTGCGCATTCTTCTATGACTTCCTCAGCAAATTTTTGCTCAGGAGCCCATATCATACCAGATTCGAACAAAGGTGCAACCGCATTTACACGAGCGTGCTTGTCGTTTCCTTTTGACGGTGTAAAGTTCACTACAGGTATATCCATTCTTCTAAGCTCGTATGTCAGAGGCAATCCACTTGCTTTTGCCTCCACGATCACAGATTCAGGTTTCCAGTAATCGTATTGTTCAAGGGCCAATCTACGTAACTCAGGGAACTCGTATCTACCTTTGATGGCATCTAACAATATAAGATTGGCCCCTTCATCCTCACTGGGATAAAATATACCCCATGTGGTGATAGCTGAATAATCTGCTGTTTCTTTTTTAAGAAACGCTGTGTCGTAAGATTGTATGACGTGTTGTAGTTGTGGTATCTCCTCACCCGTATAAGTTCTCCACCATTCACGTTTTAATATCGCTCCTTCTTCTGCTGTTGGATTCTGCATCCACTGTGCATTCCATTTGGCAACTGGTAATGTTGCTTGTACTTTTTCAAGCTCGTCTATCTTCCAATACTCTGGCCACACTGGTTTTGGTTCTGATCCGTGGTCCATGATTGCTGGAAATTCGACCACGTGCCATTGATCGGCTTTCGCTTCTGTCTGGTTCTTGATTAACATACCTGTTAAATCTTTCTGACTCCAACGTGTCATGACTAAAACTATTTTACCGCCTGGTTGAAGTCTTTGACGTGGACCTGATGTATACCACTCGTAGGCTGACTCTAATGCGGTCTTGGACATTGCATCTTGCTCTGAGTGTGGGTCATCAATGATTAATAAATCTGCACCACGGCCCGTGATCGCACCACCAACACCAGCTGCAAAATATTCACCGCCCTGTGATGTCTCCCAACGTCCTGCTGCTTTACTATCTTCTTGTAATCTTGTTTTAAAAATTTTTGTATAATCTTCCGAGTCGATTAAGTTCTTTGCTTTACGACCAAATCTTATCGCTAATTCTGCCGTGTGAGTTGCCTGTATGATCTTGAGTTTTGGATCACGGCCCACCATCCATGCTGGTAGCAAGTATGATGCAAATTCTGATTTTGTATGCCTAGGTGGCATATTAATGATCAGACGGTTTATTTCACCCGTAGCCAATTTATTAAATTTATCTGCAATGTGTCTGTGGTGGGACCCCTCTACAAAATCTGGCCACACACATTTTACAAAAGATAGAAAATCTAGTTTAGCTTTATTCTGTATCTTTTTTTCTGCATGTAACACTTGAAGTTGTCTGAAGGTCTTCCTGACATCTGCAGGTAATTTTTCTATATTTACCTTATTCAAGTCCATGGTACCAATAAGTTTTCAGTATACACGAATGTGTAAATCATGCAATACAACCTGTAGTAGTGGGACCCCTTTTTACAAAAAAGGGGGGTGGGGTACAACTTATAATTGATTTTTGGATTTGGTTTGGGACCCCTGGCCCGTTAGGGCCAGGGGTAGAAAGGTTAAGCTGCCCAATGGTTAACAGCTTTTGCCTTGATCAAGATTGCAGGGCCTACTACAAAGTCATCATGTCCAAACAAATACTTGTCTTTAGTAAATGTTGTACGCCACAATGCTGTAGCCTCAGGGTTTAATGGTAGATTAATTAGTTTACCTTCCTCATTGATAAGGAGTAAATCACCATTCGGGAAAGTAATGCACTCTACCATGCCGCCAACAAAGTCGGAGACTTCTTTATACTTTGGCTCATCCTTTGGGTCGGCTATTATTTTGAACTCATTGTCGTTTGTATTTATTTTCATATTTATCCTTTCTAGGATTATCCTACCACATCTTCGGTAGGGCTGTCAACTATTTTCTTTTCGGTCCATGCTTTTCTTGTCCACCCATAAC